AATGGCGTTTAAAACGGCCACGTTAATGCCGTCGACGCTGATTGTTTTTAGGTTGTATGTTTCGTGCCAGATTGTTTCGCGGTTGATCATCGTCATCCCCTCAAATCAAACCCGGCTGAATGGGCGCCGGTTTGCCCTTGGTGCTGGCCTTGACTGCGCACTCAAGCGCAATGCGGATGGCCTTGATGCTCGTTGCGTGGTCAAACGTCATGCCCAAAAACGACAAGCCGCTGCGCTGGTAGGCTTGAATCAACTGGTGCGTGTGGTGGGTCATGGCGCTGCCTCAGCGGTTGTTGAGACGCATGTTGAATACCGCAACCCCGACCCAGATCAGCAGCAAGCTGGAAGGCTTGCCGATGTTTCCGGGGCCGTAGGCGGCTAACAGGCTGCCGGCGATGATGTAGAGCGTGGGCAGCCAGCGGTAGATTTTGGTGGGTAGGTAGTTCATGGTTTCTCTCGCTTGGTTTTGTTGTGTTGCGACCATTACACCAAACGGTGAAACACATGTCAACACCAGATGGTGTTATTTAGGCGAAAAAAAACCGCCGTGTGGCGGGTTTTGTTTTTTGCTGGGTTATCGCCGGTTTTCTTTTTCCGCTTGAATTTCATTTTTGGCGGTTTCTACCCAGCTTGCCTTGGCGGTGGGTGTTTCTTCGGTCGCTACCATGCAAGGCTGATCGTCTTTGGCCGGCGTTTGATCTTCCGGCGCTGCCCTCGTCATTTTTTCTGGACAGGTTAATTTTTCAGCCAGGCGGTCACTCATTCGATTGATGGCACTGGTAATCGACCCGCCGGCAAACAGTGTCGCGCTGGCGATAAAAAAGCACGCGCCTACTGTTTCTTGCATGGCAGACTTTGAGCCGACAAAGATGAGAAGACCCATGATAAAGCTCAGAATTGATCCGGCAATTTGAATAAATGTCATAGCGTCCTGCGCGTTGTTTAAACCTTCAGAATACGCTGTTTGTAGTCCGCCATCAATATGACATTCGGTATATCCCCAGCGTAACGCACCGTCGGCGGGATTACTGGCCGGTGCGAGTGTTGGAGTGCCGGGCGCCGCCCCGCGTGTTGCCAACAAGCATTTTTACTGCGCCGACGATTTCGCGCTGCTCGGTGTTGGTTAGCGACTCCATAATTTGTATCACCTCGGCAATGGCCGGGCTGAATAGATCATAGCGCCCCGCGTCCGGCGATTTAGCCATTAAGTCGGTTGATTTCCCCGGCGCTTCATAGCCAGTGGGTGTCAAAAGCCAGTCGTCAGGTAGGTCTGCCCTAATTAGCGGGCCGATTTCGCGCGCCACTTTGTCGCCGAATGATTTGCGACCGCTGGCCATGTCGTTGATCTGGCGCACCGGCTTCCCGGCCAGTTTTGCGATATTGGTTAGCCCGTGCCTCTCAATCTCTGCCTTGAGCAGATCAACGCGCTAGAGAGTCTCAGGGAGTACCTTTCATCTGGTTTGTTGTTGTGTTGTTGCGCCGCGTTGTTGCGTGCGCTGTCTGTCCTCGCTGCCGACATGGGGCGCGGGGTTTTATTCGTTGCGCGCATCGCCGCCATTCGCCACGTTGCGGGTTGGGCATTCACACCTACGATGACCATAGGCATACGTTAAAAGGACATGCGTGATGAAATCCCCGAACTTCCGATCTTCACCAGCGGCCAGGCGCATGAGGTCTATTTCAAGCTGCTCCGGCATCCAGATGGTGTGGCGAGTCGTGCGCTTTTCAGACATGGCCACGACTCATAATAAAAAGACCAGGGCCGAAGCCCCGGTTAAAACGCAAGGCAGAGAGGGGGTGGCTGTGCCGAGCGGAGGAGACAACGGGGTGGGGATTCCAGATATGACACAATGCTGGTTCGAGACATCATTGATCATTGAAAGGAATCCCCATGAACGGGTATTGGCGGCACAAGACGGCCATTGGCGAGGCGCGGATTGTTCGGCGCGGGAAGTATTGGCAGGCAGAGATTGGCGAAGAGGGACTAGGCTCATACACGCGACCAGAGAACGCGCTGGACGACCTGACCCATGGCGCGACGTTCTCTCACTCATCGGGAGTCGACACCTCAACGATTGGGCTACCAGACGAGCTTGGAGAATGGGAGTTTGTCAGACTGTCAGCCTGATCAAGCAATGCAACAAGCGTCTCGGCAGCAGCGCGCCCGCTATTGGCATCCAGCGCAAGGCGGACGATGCCACCGCCGACCAGATTAAAGCTGATCCCGATATATTCGCCATCGGATGCGCAAGTGCCGCGCCAGGTGGCTACTTTGAAATCAGCGGGAAGTCCGTGGAAGAGATCCATTTAGGCGGCCTGCTGTTGGTTGCTGAGTTGGTCAGCAAAGAGATGCGGATATGCCAGATGCAGGTACATCAAGCGCGCGTCTGGGATGCCGTCGTTGCGCCATTTCGATACTGCCTGGCTGGACACATTGAACAGCTTTGCAACGGCAGTGTTGCCGCCTAACTGGTCAATGATTTGTGAGTCGCTATGTCTCATGCCTGCCATTGTAACCATAGTTGCACTACAAATGCAAACCATAGTTACATTAAAAAGTGTGACGATCTGAAGATGCAGACCGATCTATCAAAACGCTTTCAAGAAATCCGCATTGCCGCTGGCGACACGCCCGCACAGGCGGCTGCCAAAGTGGGCATATCCAGGCAGGGCTATAACAAGTGGGAGAACGGCGATACCGAAAACATCAAGCTCGCCAACCTGTTACGCTTTTGCCAAAAATACGACGTTGCAGTTGAGCCGCTTATCAGATGCGCAGCTGTTGGCTTGGTGTATCCGTTGCGTGAGTATGATTCTGCCCAGGTGGCGACGGTGCATCAGTTGCAAGAGCCGGCGCCTGCGCGTGACGAATTAATATCGCTTGCTTCAACCCTGACCGAGCGCGAATGCTTTATGGCCATTGGTGCGATCCGCGCTGCATTGATTGGCGAAAAGACCGGCACCGTTTTTGAAGCGCGCACTGGTCAGTAATCCCGCCCCAGCGCGCAAAGATTGGGATATGACTAACGTCATATTGATTTCTAAGTGGAAGACAAATAGAGTGCAAGGTTTTTGAGAGCACACCATGGACTTCGCCCTTGTTTGGTTTTTTCTGGCCGTTTTGTGCGGCGTCATGGCCGGCAAGGCCGAGCGCAATGGATTTGGATACTTTTTGCTGGCAATTATCATCAGCCCATTGCTTTGTTTTTTGCTGCTGGTCGTTCTTGGATCAGCGAGAAAATCCGGTCAGCCGACACCTGAAACGCACATTAAATGCCCTGATTGCCGCGAACTAATCCTCAAAGACGCCCGCAAATGCAAGCACTGCGGATGCAATTTAGTGCCGCAATAGACCTCCAGAATTAAGCAGCCCGCCTTGAGCGGGTTTTTTTTGCTTTCGAGTGCAACTATGGTTGACGTTGGTCTTTCTTTGTGTAACTATGGTTACGTGCTCAAGAAAACCGAAAGCCAACCATGACCCACGAAACCACCCGCCTAAAAGCCGCCTACCAGCGCAGCGGCTTGTCGTTTCTTGGCATGTCGTTTGAGCAGGCGATGGCAATCAAGATGATCCGCATTGCGCTTCAGTGCGCAGCGCGTAACGAAATCAAGGGCAAGCCGGCACCCGTGCAGTCGGCATTGATTTAAACAACCACCAGGAGATGCCTAAATGGCCAAACCACTGAATGAAAACCTGCAAGCCGTCCGCGTTGAAACTGACGATGGCGACCTTATCCCGATCATGGACTTTGCCGGCGCCAAGTTCGCCGACCTGATCAGCGCTGTGACCGCCTACAACAAGGCCGGCACGCTTACTTTGAAGATTGGCATCAAGCCTTCGACCGCTGGCACGCTGGCCGTCAAAGCCGAATGCAGCGTCAGCAAACCGAAGGGCATGCCGGCTGAGTCGCTGTTGTGGCCAACGCCTGAAGGCAATCTGATTGCCGAAGACCCGCGCCAGACCAAGCTGGAATTGAAGCCGGTAGCAAGTGAGCCGGTTCGCGAACTCAAAACCGTCAACGGCTAAGAGGGCTGATCACCATGAGCCAATTGGACTACATCAAAACCGTTCTCGACACGGGCGCTGCGCTCTGCAACGTGCGCACCATCGAAGGCGGCAAGCCGTTTGCCGTCATCCCGGAAGGCTACAAGGCGGCGGACCTTGAAAAGATGCTGGCCGAGCCGATCAGCAAGCGCGCCGCCGTCATCACCAGCGACGCCAATGGCTTTATCGACTACCTGAACAAGCATAGCGACACTTCCAATTCGCTGATCTATGCGCAAATCGACAGCGAGAAGAACGCCTGCAATCTGGTCGCGGTGATTGATGACCATGGCCCCGCCCTGCCGCAATGGCGCGAGCACACCTGCACCTTTGCTCCCAAGCAGGCCGTTGAGTGGAAGCGCTGGCTGGGCAAAGACAAGGTCGACATGAATCAAGCCACCTTTGCCGCCTGGCTGGAAGACAACCTGACCGACATCGCCAGCGTTCCCGGCTTTCCATCCGGCGCTGAAATCCTCGCCATGGCCCTTGGCTTTGAGGCCACCTCTGAAAAACGCCTGCGCTCAAAGATCAACCTGCAAAACGGTGGCATGCAGTTTGAGTTTGTCGAGGACGAAGACAAGGACACTCGCGTCACCATGGAGGTGTTCAAGCGCTTCACGCTCGGGCTGCCGGTCTTTGATGGCAGCGCCAGCGCCTACCCGCTTGAAGCTCGCCTGAAGTACCGCGAAAAGTCCGGCGTCCTGACGTTTTGGTACGAACTGATCCGCCCTGACCGCGTGTTCAAAACGGCGGTCACTGAAGAACTGGCGAACATCAAGGAAGGCACTGGCCTTGAGATTATCGCCGGCGTTCCAGGGCTTTAACCACCCACAGGCCGCGCTTGCACGGGCGGCCAATTCTTGATGGGATAATCATGAAAACCACCCTAAAAACCGCGTTGACCGCAGGCGTCAAACCCATCAAGCGAGCCGGTCTGTATTTTCAGATTCGCTCGCTGGAAATCATGATCGAAGGCCAGTGCAAGGCGCTGGAACTCGTTACATGCCCGATCACCGCTTACAAAATCACCATCGCCCGCAGTAACGCCAAGCGCGAACTCGCCAGCGTCCGTGCTGCTTATAACGCGACCTTGCCGGTCGGCATTCGTCGCACCTGGACGATGGCATGACCACCAAAGACTTTTACGAGCGCCGCGCGGCACTTTCTGCCGCACACGATCGCGCCGCAATCCGCCTCCTGGTGGTCAGCTGCTTGCTGACCGCCTGCACAGCCCTTTACTTCGCCCTTGAGCATCTCAAATGACTGAAAACATCGACAGAAAAACGCAACACCCGAGGAATCCTTGGTACTTGAAGAACGACAGCGTGAAGCCCAAGCCGGCGGTGGGCGTTAACACCGGCAGCAAAGACACGTGTTCCACCGTCGGTGGCGGCGACTTGCGCGCCGATCCTCTCCACGTGGGCAATGCCGTAAGTGCGCCGCCTAAGCCGGATGATTTGCCGGTGGCGGCGTGCGCTGACGTTAAAAAGCTCGCCCTTAGCTGGGACGAACTTTATGACCAATGGCGTGCAAAGTGTATTGAGGTTAGTTGGCTACACGAAGAGATCAATACACACAAGGACATCATCGCCGAAAGAGAAAAGGCCATTGCCGAGATTGCCCTACGCGCCCAATCCATCCGCGAAAGCAGCGTCATCGGCTATGCCGTGATCCCGGATATTGACGGCATGATCATTCACAACAGCGAGAAATCCGCCCGCGAAGAGGCCGCGCATCTGATCGTTGAGGAAAGCGACGCCTACAGCACCGCGCATCTGGTCGCCATTCTCGACACCGCCGAACTGGCGATCAAGTGGAGCCTGGCAGCATGACGCATGTAATGATCGACCTAGAAACCATGGGCAAAACGCCAACGGCAGCCATTGCCAGCATCGGTGCGGTGCTGTTTGATCCGCACGGCGACTGGATTGGCGATGCTTTTCATATGCACATCAGCCTTGATAGCTGCGTCAGCCAATGGCGCCTGAAGATGGACGCGGAAACGGTGCTTTGGTGGATGGGCCAATCAGAATCAGCGCGTAAATCGCTGGTCGACGGCCAGGTACGCGCTGCAACGCTTTCTGAAGCGTTATCGGCCCTCACCCGCTTTATGCCGATTGGCGTAACGCCATGGTGCAACGGCGGTTCTTTCGACTTCGCCATTCTCTCCAACGCATACGCCGCCGTTCGCTGGCCCTGCCCCTGGGAATTCTGGAAAGAGCGCGATCTGCGCACGCTCAAGGGCTTGAATCCAGACCTCAAGATTAACCGCGACGGCATCCACCACAACGCACTTGACGACGCCCGCCACCAGGCGCGTCTGGTGCAGCACATTTTGCAATTTAACAAGGATTTGGATTCATGATCACCTTACCAGACAGCATGACGCGCTGCCTTGCGCACGACATCGTACCCGGCCAGTTTTGGGACTGCGCCGCTTTCTGCGAGCGCCACCAGCAGATTGCACGCGACTTCCGGCCTGCTGAAAACGTATCGAAAAACGCCTGCTTGCACGACAAGCGCCTGCCGTCGCGCATTCCGTTGGGGTTTATGAGTGGGGAGGATGTGCAGTGAGCCATACGAAAGAGCCTTGGGCAGACGATGGATTTGCACGAATAGGCGCCACCGGAAGCGATCAGTTTAACGGCGGATTTTCCACCGCAATCTGCGAAGGACCGGATAAGCAAGACAACGCCCGACGCATCGTCGCCTGCGTGAATGCGTGCGCCGGTATTCCAACGCAAGACCTTGAGCGCGTCGAATATGAAATTGCGCCAGTTTTTGAGTTGCTTGTTCAGACAACAAAGCAGCGCGACAAACTTCTGGCTGCGCTGGAAGAAATATGCTGGTCAAGGCCGCTTGGTTTTCGAGAAACAAAATACTCGCTTTCTGTAGAATCTATTGCAAAAAAGGCAATTGCCAGCGCGAAAGCAGGTGCAGCATGAGCCTATCCGTAATGATCCAACAAATCACGACCCCATCCTTTTGGGGATTGCTTCCGGCCTGCGACAACAAGCGCAAGCCGACGAACCCGCGCAAAGAAGCCGGCCTGCGACAACAAGCGCAAGCCGACGAACCCGCGCAAAGAAGCCGGCCTGCGACAACAAGCGCAAGCCGACGAACCCGCGCAAAGAAGCCGGCCTGCGCCGTATCGAAACGGTGCTTGAGATCGTCAAGTCCAGCAAGCGCGGCATTTCGACCGATGACATTTGCGATATCGTCACCAAGGGCGAACCCGACGCTACCAAAAACATGATCTGTCACCACCTGCGCCAGTTGCAAAGCGACGGCAAGATCATCAAGAAGGTGCGGCGGGCGACTAAAACGACTCGGCTGGCTTATTGGAGTGTGGCGTGAATGAGCTTCATCTATTCGCAGGCGCTGGCGGCGGCATACTTGGCGGACACCTGCTCGGACATAAGTGCGTGTGTGCCGTTGAACGAGAGCCTTACGCGCAAGCCATCCTTGTTGCACGACAAAACGATGGAACCTTCCCGCCTTTCCCGATTTGGGATGACGTGCGCACCTTTGACGGAAACCAGTGGCGCGGAATTGTTGACGTGGTTTGCGGCGGATTCCCTTGCCAGGACATCAGCGTCGCAGGAAGCGGCGCAGGATTGGACGGCGCAAGGTCAGGGCTATGGTCAGAAATGGCAAGGATTATTGGCGAAGTACAGCCCCGATACGCATTCATTGAAAACAGCCCAGCTCTCGTTACTAGAGGACTTGACCGGGTACTGTGTGACCTTGCCGCGATGGGGTTTGATGCTAGATGGGGAGTTGTATCCGCAGCCGATACCGGCGCAGCTCACAAACGTGAGCGCGTGTGGATTTTGGCAGACGCCCGTAGCAGACGATCACGTGAACAGAGCAAATGGCAAATGGAACAGCCGGGGAGAACCGAAGCTATCAGCGCAAGTATTAATCCCAACGCCGACAGTTTGCGGGAATTACAACCGCAAAGGAGCAAGCAAGAACAGCGGGGATGGGCTGGCCACATTTGTTGCGAACTGGCCGACACCAACGGTCGACAGCAAGACGGAAAGAACCAAGCGATATTCGCAGGGTGGAATGCCGTTGACCGCAGCCGTTCATGCAAAGACCTACCCGACAGCGACAGCGACAGCTTACAAAGGATGGTCGCCGAATCACAACCGCGCAAGCACGGACGACCGGCTGGATTACACGGTAGAACGGGAATCTTTCCAGCCTGGCCAGCAGACCCCGCCGATGCGCCTGAACCCGTATTGGGTCGAGTGGCTTATGGGGTGGCCGATAGGTCAAACCGCATTAAAGCCATTGGAAACGGACAAGTTCCGCGAGTGGCAGCAACAGCATTCAATTTATTGCGAGGCTGAACAATGAAACGCCTAACCCGCCGTCAAGCCTGCCAGTGGCTGAAACCTGTCCGCGACTGTTTCGCCGAAATGAAAACGGGCGAATGCGACAGCATCCAGGGATTTGCCGTTACGCGGCTGCACGCCTTCGACAGCTACGAACGCACTGATCAATGTCTGGAAGGCTTCATTGCCCTCCTTGAACGCCTCGCCATCGCCATCGACCTGACACCACTCGACCGCCTACGCAAGCGCCTGGCCAACGGCGTGATGCTGACGCAGCGCGAAATAGATGACGCCCTGCGCACGCTCAACCATTGCGAGGATGCGCTGGTAAAGATCACGATCCCGCGCATGAAGGATGCCGTAGCGACCGAGCTTGTTGCGATTGAACTGGACCAGCTTGGGTTACGGGAGGCTGCATGATTAACAAAGAACAGATTTACGACGAGCAGATTGCCCCGCTGATGACGCAACTGCTGGAAGTTTGCCAGCGCGAAGGCGTTCCAATGTTTGCTTCGTTTCAATATAGCGACGATGGTTTTTGCACTTCGGCACAGAGCATCGGGCATTGCGTGTTCGATCACTACCGGGCGCTGGCGCAGTGTGCAGAACATGGCGGTGTGAATGTGGACAAGTACATGAACTGGGTTGCGAAGGATGCTCGAAAGAACGGCCACAGTTCAATCTACTTGAAGATGTCAGGCATTCCAGAAGTGCCGCTAGTCGAATCGGAGGAATAGAGAATGAAGAAACAGACTCAAGAACAGTTCTTGGAAACAATTGACGGGCTGTTGGCAATAAACGAGCAACTCCGCAAAGACCTTGCCGAGCGAGAGGCTGAGATAGCCAAGCTGCGGGATGGCTTGCTATGTGAAAAAGCACTTATCGATACGCCAATTGCAAGACGTAAGCTGAACATTGAAGCAGATAACGAATTTCTACTCTGCATACGAGAAGCCCTATCCACCCCACCCTCCACCTCATACCTTGAGCAGTACATCAAGGAAAAGTATGGGGAGCCTGTTGGTCACGTTGATTATGGTGATCGCGTTGAATGGTACAAGCGCCCCGCTCCAGAAACTAACCTATACGCAAGAAAGGAAAGTAAATGAGCGACCAATTTGGAATGCCTATTGTTGAGTGCAGGACTAGCAAGGAATTGCTTGATGAAATCGCCTCACTCAAAAAACAGCTTGCTCAAGCAGAGATCAACGCAGCACTAACTGAGGATGAATTGCTGGAGGAAATCAAAGAACTCCGCGCTGCGCTGGTTGAGGCTGTGAATGCGCTTGGTGAAATCACGACCGACTACGCTGACCGCTTCGACATGGATTCGCCAAGCACCAATCCAGGAATCAAGTATTGCGTATCGCAATCACGCAAAACACTCACCCGCTGCCGTGAGGTACTCAATGCACCCCGCTAGAGACTGGCAACAGATCAAACAGCAAGTCGCGCTGAAACTCGCCGGAACCGCTGAAGGTGATCAGGCACTGGCCGATGCAAAGAAGTTCGGTGCGCTGGCTGACGAGATTGATTCGCTACGTGATTGCCTTAAAAACCTATGGCTCGCAGCACCGACCGACGTTGAGTGTCGGAACATGCACCACCCGAAGTCAGCGCAGCACCGCTACGACGAAAGCTGCAATCTAGTTACCGAGTATCACGAAGCGATTGTCGCCGCGCAGCAACTACTTAAGGAGATTGGATGACTGAACTGCAACTTGCCGCCGCTGCCGTTCGCGTCTACGCTGAAACCCACCCAAGGCCCAGCCAGGTCACGCAAAAGCAAGCCGCCGAAATGGTTGGGGTTTCAGAGGCGACAATCTGCCGCATGGTCAGGGACGGCGCTTTGAAGCTGAATAAGTTTGGCCGCATCCCGATTGTCGAGATTGACCGTGCACTTGCCGGCTAACGCTCAAGCATGCTGGCGATTGTCGCCGATGTTGGGTTGTAATAGACCATTGCCTGCGCCGGATTCTTCCAGCCCATTATTTTGCACAGCGTCAAAACGTCGACCTTTCGCGCCATCCATGTCGCTGCGGTGTGCCGCGCATCGTGAAACGTGAAGCCATCAAGCCCAGCCCTTCGCCTGGCGTCGATAAATGAGCGCGACACCGTTGCGGCATTTATTCCAAGCACCAGCGTCGCATGCTTGCCTTTTGCCGCACCAAGCAAACGGCGCAGCTTATTTGTCACTGGCACTCGGCGCGGGGTTGTCTTTGTGTCGGGCAGATAGATTTCGTTTTCAGAAACGCGGTCCCAGGTCATTCCTGCAATCTCGCCGGCTCTCATGCCAGATCGAAGTGCAATCAGAAATGCCAGTCCAAGGCGCGATTGCCGACCAATTGATCGAAGCATCAGCTTAATTTCATACCGCGTTATTATCCGTTCGCGGTGCGGCGATGATCGAGGCTTGCGGATTTCCTTGATTGGATTGACGGCGATCCACTTCCATTCTGTTTTGGCCTCTTCGAAGACAACCGACAGAACTTTCATTTCGCGCAGAACGGTCGCCTCTTTGACCTCCTTAACGCGCCGGTCTCGGTATTCTGAAAACATCACCGAATCTGCCTGGCTTACAGGAATGTGAAGCGGGAATTCGCGCCGGAAGAAATTAATATATCGTTCTTCCCTGGCCGGAGTTTTCCGCGATGGCACAACCAGCGCAAGATAATTATCAAACAGGTCGGCCAGCGTATGCAGATCGCCAGGCGGCAGCGTGGCGTTTCGCCTGATTTCGGATTCCCGAGCGCCAGCCCATGCCGCGGCTTCGCGCTTCGTCCTGAAGGTTTGCGAGTCGCGCACGCCGAGCGTAAAGACCTGCGCCCGGTATCCGCCCTTGTACTCTTTGATTGATGCCATAGCCTGTGCGTGATTTGTGCGTGATTTGATTGCGATTTTTGATGTAAAGCCATCGCATTGTATTTCACGAACTAACGACAAGGGGCTGATTTGAAAGAATTGACGCCAGCTATCTATCAGCCGGCGTCATATCACCTTCCCCACGCAGGGGAATTGTCACCGCTGCGCTGCAACGGTTTCGGAGGGTCATGCGTGATTTTTGCGTGATTCTGTTTGACGGTTTATCTGGCGACAACCACCAAGCGAGTATTAAACCACGCCAGTTTCGACCAGCGGATATTTTAGCCAGCGCCAAGCGAGCCAGTGACGGCGCCATGATCCGCTGGTTTGGATAATTCCAAGGTGGCGAAGGTTATTTTTTGAATGACCCAAACAGCACCATAATCCACAACCGCTGCCACGCCAGCCCCATCTCAAGGCCTGCATTCAGGCAGACAATTACGGGCGGGTGCGCCTGTTTCCACTTTGCGAAATCAACAATCTGAGCGTCCATGATTACCTCGGCCAGGCTTGGGTTAGGGTTTGGGTGTCGCTGGCGTGCCCATCAGCTTGCTCTGCCAGCGCTCGATATTGATCCGCGCAGTCGCCGAATACGGCAAGGGCGGTGTCGGCTGTGTCACGGCTGGCGGCGGCGGTAGCATTGGGCAGGTCACGACGGATGGTGCCGATGGTGTCGCGCAGGCTGTTTGCAGCAGACTGAGCAGCAGCATAATCGGCACGTAGCTTGGTTTCGCGGGCAGCGGCGGCATGTTGGGCCTCGTTGAGTTGGTTGATCATGGATTGTTCGCGGGCGCGGGCGTTTCGTTCTGCGGCTTGCGCGGCCTGGTATTGGGTGATTTTTTCAGCGTCCCAGTCGGCCTGGACACTATCGGCGCCTGATGAATGGCCGGCGGCGAAAATGGCTGCGCTGATGGCGAGTGCAGCGATGGCGATGGCCAGCCAGCGGTATGGGGCGGGGATCAGGTCAAGCATCACTGTTTTCCTCAAGGCCATCCGCCCAGGTCAGTATCACCGACGATGCGCCGGCCAGCTCGCTGGCGTGCTGCGTGCATTCCCCGTCGAATCCACCGAAGTAATCGAGGTGGACAGCGGCGTCGAGCATGCGAGCAGAGAGGTCGTGTAACTCGGCGATGATTTTTGCGCGGGATTTATTTTCAGGTGCCGGCGTCGGCTTTCCGGCATCGATCAGCACGTTTAGAAACTTGATGCGCTCTTGCATGCCGGCCAGCTCGGCAATGGCTTGATCGCGGGTCATGCCATCAGCACCGTCTTGGCGCGCGCGTAGATGGCGTTGCGTTCTTCGGCGCCGTTGGTGCCGCCGTTGATGCGGCGGGTGATGGCGTTGAATTTGCCCTGATCAGCGAGTGCATTGAGGCCATGCGACCACCACCACCAGGCAGCGGATTCGCAGGCGAGCGCGATGGTTTCGAGCATTTCCGGATGATCAAGCAAGGTTTCCGGATTGCCGAATAACGCGACGGAGCAGGCGCGGACGTTTGCCCGTCCGGTAATTTGTAACAAGCCGCGCCCGCGAAACTTGGCGCCGTCGCCTGGCTGAGTATTGCCGAGGTCTGCCCTACCCTCGTAGGCTTTGCCGCTGGCGATCTCTCGCACGTAGCGCAGCGATCCGGACTCGTGCCCGATTTGCGCCAGAAATGCGGCTTTCCGAAGTGGCGTGTTGATCAGGTATTTTTCCATCGCGTCATTGAGCGGGCCAGCGAAGAGCGCAGTGCGCCCCGGTGTGGCGTGCGGCATGATGGTTTTGATTTGCGCAGGCGTAATCATTGGATTTTTCTCATGTCGGTTGATCGGCGCTCATGATCTGGCCGGCAGAAATGCGGCGGGACGCTGGTTGCCCAATGACGGGCAGTGACGAGCTGGACGATGACGATGGCGGCCAACAGCAGGAGGTCAAAGACGCTTGGCACAAACTCCCAGACCAGCGGCGCAACGAGGCCGATGCAGGAGACGACGCCCATGCCGAAAAACGCGAGGCGGACATCGATGGCGACTTTGACGGATGAGCGCACGGCGCGGAAAAATGCGGAGTAGAACAGCGCGGCGCATAGGGTTTCGTGGGCGAGAATTGAGAAATCCGGATTCATCGGCGCTCCCCAAATTTGGTGATGAGCGCACCCAATGCAGCGCCAACCGAGTCAAACACCGGGCGCCAGCCGTTACCCATGGCGCCGATGATGAGCGCGACCGGGGCCAGCGCTTCGTTGGCTGGGATTTCCCATAGGTGGTCGAGACCTTGAGCGATGAATACCGTGAGCAAGACGGCAGTTACCGTGCAGCGCAGCAGCAGCCAGGCGCCATCGGCCCGTGTTGGCGTCGGCACAGCACTCAGCGGCCAAAGCGCGCCGGCCAGTGCCGAGAAGACGATCAGCGCGTATGGCCCAGCGAGGGGGCCGAGAAGCGCGATTGATATCACCGTCAGGCTGATGCCGCTGGAGGTTGGCTCAGTCATATTGATCCTCTTTCAGCATCCTTTCGGCGTACTTTTTGATGGGTTGCTCAAACTCGTTCGCCCGCTGGCAATGGCCATGGTCTGCCAGGTTGGTGACGGCGATAATTATCTTTCCCCACCACGTTTCGCGGGCTGTCCAGGCGTGCGAACTAAGCGACTCGTAGGCTGATCCTGAGAACCAGAAAGCGTTAGCAAGTTCGTCAAATGTGCGCAGCGCCGGCTTTGATTTAAGCGGGGCGATGATGATCCACATCGGCAACAGGATCGCCGCCGTCAGCGCCATCGGCGCTAGTAGCAGGTACAGGATTACGCCGCAGATTCTGATCAGCGTTTTGTCGGTGATTTTGTCGAGGATTGGTAAATTACTCATGCTCAATCAATCCAAGCGCATCAGCAGATTCGACGAAATCCGCTTCGGACTCGAAAACGTAGCAGCAGGTTTCAGCAGCCATGCCGGCGAACACCCGACGTTTGTGGCTCGGCTCCACCTTGCAGCCAGCCCACTCAGGCACAGCGGGAATCGTGTTGACGTGCCAGCCGGGAAGCTGCACAGGCGCGGCGATGTCCGAGTAGAGCAAGCCGATAATGTCGATAGTGGTCATTTTGATGTCACCGGTAGTTCACTGAGCGATAGTTTTTGAGCGTAGTACGTCACAGATTTAAAATAGCCTTCGGCATGCCGCGTGCCGTCTGCCCTGCTTCCAATGTTGAGTTGCGAGACAGTTGGAACCGTGCCTGCCGTGTCAGTCACCACGGCCTCGCCGTCTTTTGATGCCGCATAATCATTAATCTTGTATGCGAGTGCGATTGTTGAGTACACGCCAGGCGGCATTGCGCTTAGGGGTGTTGACACCTGAGCAACGGACGCAACGGTTGCCGAAACATTTATTAACGTCGCAGCATTCCGCTGGATCAGCACAATATTAGTTACTGCTGTTCCGTCGTTAGATGAAACAATATGCCCTGCTGTTCCGTAACTCGTCGGGAAACACGCGGCTTCGACAACAAAAGTCCCTTCCGTCTGATTGTAAAAACCAGTGAAGTTCATCCCGTCGATTTTCGGCACCGTCGCAGGGCGCGTAACGGTTGCCCCGGCTGTGCTTATCCACGGAGACGCACAGTTGCCAAGTTCGTCTTGCGCGTTCTCGACCGTGCCTGATACCGTTAGCGTCAAAGCCCCGGCAGTTGGGGTATAGGTGTAGGTTGTGCGTACCGGATAAGCGCCAAGGCCAACCACCGTTGCGGCGTGCGTTCCTGATAAAACGACGCTACCGGTGCCGTAAAAACTGAGCGTCCGTGCTGCGGCGGTGGTCGTGATCGACTGCGTTGCAAGCGTGGTGCTGTTGAGCAATAGATTCGTCCTCGCTCCCCATATCGACGCAACCCACTCACCTATTGTCTGGTCATAGGTGAGTACGAGCGTATCCGCAGCGGCTGTCTGCATCACGCCAGCCGCATCAAAATATGTCTGAGTGCCAGCCCGAGTGGTGACGATCATCGGATCGACTACGCCATCCTTAAAATCCAGCCGCAACGCCCAATCAGTCAGCGTGCGAGTCAGCCCCGGCATTACTTCGCGGAGTGCTGGCTTGAGCATCAGTGCGTTACTCCGCTGGCGTAAAACTCAACCCCGGCGGCGGCGGCTGAGATTTGCAGCTTTTGCGAGGCGGTCAGGTTGAGCGGATCGACCTCAAGCACGAACGACGTGCCGGCAGTAATTTGCGTGGGCGGCAGGATCGTTGCCTGTGCAGTGCCACCGCTATCCGCGACTTGCAGCGTCACGGAAATATCTGCTACCGTCGTATTGCAGATGGTGATGGCCTTGACGGTTTCGCCAGACGCAGATCCAGCAACCAGATCAGCAAAAACCCCGTTGGTGTAGCTATTGAGCGACCATGATTTGATGGTGAATGCCATTTTTTAGACTCCGATCCAAAGTTTTGAGTTGAGTTCGGCGAGGACGGCGCTAGCAGAGCCGGCGGCGTCATATGCGCCATCATTTGCAAACTTGCCAAACTCCCGCACATCTGTAAAAACTGGCGCCGATGCGGCTCCGGCATCGACTGAATAAAGCCGCCAATAGTTGTCCTCGTCATCCCAGTTAGCATCTGATGTGCTAGCTGAAACTACGCCGGTAGCCTTTGCAGCGACCACGTAATTTGTAGCTGATCCAGTGAGATTGACGGTGCCATTATCAATTTGCACTAACGATCCGCCAATGGTCACATTGCCGCCGTAGTAGCCCCAGGTGAGGCCGGAGGTCGTTGATTGCTGGCGCCCGTAAAGTGATGCCGGCGATACCGCATCCATTAAGGCGTTGACCGTAATCTCTTTGGATGCCTGGCTTTGCGATAGTAAATCCAGATTTGTCGTACTGTTTGCCATTGCTTACCTCGTGATGGTTGCCGCCAGCGGGTAGCCCCTGCCAACTGTGCTCGATAGCTGATAAATATTGAGTGAGAGCGTGGCCTGATCGCTGCCAAAGTCCGTTACTTGTTGGGCGCTGGTGTAGGCCACTGCTGGCGTGCTGGCCGTCAAGGTCCGCTTGACCGCTGCGCCGTCCATGATGTCGATTTCGTAGGATTCGGCTGTTTCGCCAAGCGTCGCATCAACGTAATCGCGCCACTCGCCACCAACGCGGGTACGGCGCACCCACTCAAGCGACCAGTCGTTTGTTGCCGGATCGCGGTTGCCGTTGAGATAGACCGGCGCCAGGCACTCCAGATTGACGGCGCGGTACGTGAATGGGTGCGAACGGTCGCTGGCGATGGTTTGGCCGGCGGTGACGCCGCGATAATCCAGCGTCAAGCCGATTTGATTCAAGTTGGCCGAGGAAAACTGCAAGCGTGCGGCATCCATCAGCACCACGGTATCGCCTATTTCATGCAGCCCCATGGCCCATTCAGATCCGGCGCGACCGCGTAGCAGATCGGTCAGCAGATAGGTGCCGTCAATTTGTAGCTCGCAATTTTGCGCGGCGATGATTTCCCACCGGCCATCGACACCGTAAGCGAAATGGTTGGCACCGTTGAGCATTTGCGGTTCGGTCACGCTTGAGAGCGCTTCGCCGCCGAGCAGGGAAACATTCAGGATGCTGGCCTTGTCGATCAGGCGATGCTCAAGCGGTGCGCCGATGCTGTTGATGGCCCTGCCAATGACGGACTGGATGCGGAATCCGTTAATCAGGCGCCATGTTTGGCCGTCCGACGAGCGGAAGATTGAGCCGCCCTTCCAGCCTGCCGTCAGGCCGCACATGGCGACCGTAAAGCCGCCGGTGTCGTAATCGTCATCAAGCAATGGAATATCAAGCAGGGCGTAGCCGCTTGGCACTGGTAGGGTAATGATGCCGTCCGGTATCGTGCCGCCATCGGTGGTGGCTGCACTGGCATAGACCGCGGCGCGGTTGAATTTGCCGGTACACTCGATAATGCCGTTTGATTGGTAGTTGACGCTGGTCAGGCGTAGCTCATAGGTGCCTGACTCGGCCTCAATCGTTACTACGTCCGCAGGCTCAAGGCCGGCGTAGGTTGGCGGCAAGGTAAAAGAAACGTCGTAACGCTCCAGCCAATACATGTAAATCAGGATTTCAGCTTTTTGCACGGCCTCTTGCGCCGTCAGTACGATGGGCATTTCGATTGAGCGAACGTCGACCGATCCGGTATTGAGGCGCTCGGCGTACTGCTCGCCGATGTCGTATTCGCGGCTGATGTCCATGTGCCGGATCGTGACGCGGGCGGGTAGCTGCGTTGCCATGTCGCGTGATTCGGTAAAGCGTGCTGGCAGCGCTTCGCCTTCTGCGCCTGCGCCGAGATCAGATGCCGGGATGGTGGCAACAACGCTACCGCCCCGGCGCTTGAATGATATTTTGTAGCCGGATTGAACAACGTCGAAAGGCCAGGCACCCTGCAACGGGTCAAGACTTGAACGGATCGCGGCAACGCTTGAAATCTTGTAGCCGCGTACTTCATCCGTCAGGGTGGTGACATCAATATCCGGCGCTGTGAGGATGTTAGTGGCGAGGCATTCGGCGGTGATGATGCTGGCCAGCGTTGGCAGCGAGGCAGATAGCGGGTAGAGATTGACAACGGATATTTCGTTTGAATTGGCAATGTAGGTTATCCACAGATTCCCAAGCAAGTGTTGCCCGCCAAAATCGCCATAGCCAGTGAATGTTCCGCCCGTAGTGCTTGGCAATACCACATACCCGCTTTGTGTGACTTCAAGGAATAGTTCATTTGCCTTGACGACACAATGGCCGTTGATCCTCTCTCGTATTTTTGCAACATTGCCGCCGATGTTGTTTTCCATCGGGCAAACATCGAGCGGAATGGATACCGTCCATTGCACAGCCCAATCCCTGTCATAGCAGACAAAGAATTGATTTGAGGTGCCAATATTGATTGAGTAATTGACCGATTCGCCAATGAAAATATCATGAACAATGCCGTAAGTGCTTGCCGGCGTTGTGACGAGTAACGGCTGCGGGATAGTGCCGGATGCGTCGAATACCGTGGTTTTTACCGCAGCAACAGAAATGTAAATTTCTTCTCGATCGCGCCGGTAATACTTCGACATCAGCGTGAAATCAGTTGCCTCAAAATTATGGAGCGAATCAAAATCGCCTTCGACTAGCTCAATCCAGTATCCGGAATAAAACGGGCGAAGAAATGCAAATCCGGGTGTGTCCGTCCACCCCTGAATGTGCATGCCAGCCATGTTGCCTTCGGACTTTGTGACGATGCCGCTGGCGTCCGGATAGGTTCGCACCAAGTCAGTAGGGTTTGATTCGACGCTGTAATCGCCATCGACGCGATAAATGGCAAGCTCTCCAGATGGCGAAAGGTAGGTAGCCGTGGAGCTATAAGCCACTCCGCCCGACACGGCTCCGGCAACGGTGTTGCGTGAAACAACCGTTGGCGCATCAATGGCGCCAATGCCGACAACCTCAACTTTTATTTGAGCGCCGAGAAGCGTGTTGCCGTAGTCCGCTAACTCAAGATCATCAAAAACGATGTAGGCCAGACCGCGATAAGCCGGGGTATTTGCAGCGCCAAGCGCGGCTTGCATACGCGGGTCTGGCTGTTGATCTTCTGCGCCGGTATAGACGCGGAATCGATCCGCCGCCGCACCGCTGGCAACGAGCGTGCCGGAATCTGCCGAGCCTGAGTTATAGATCAGCTTGCCGCTGATCCAGATGCGCTTGATGCCGGTTATCGGGCCTTCGCACAGGCCCAGGGCAAATGTTGCTGAATAGCTGTAAGTAGTGGTTTCTGGCTCACTTCCTCCGCCCTTGCCGCCGCCGCCTTCGGTGGTCGTGGTTTCCTTGAGCGCGTTATTCTCAATCCAGAAGATGTTGCCCATGACTGCGGTAGCGCCGTACAGACGAGGAATGGCAGCGCCGTAGCTGGCTGTTTGCTGAGTTAGATCATTGAGGCGCGGGCCGACAATCTTCGGGCCTTTTGGCGGGTCTATTGCCCCACCAACCGCACCGCCGAGCGCCGCCCCGGCTGCAACCCATCCAGCACCGCCGGTGTAAAAGCCAACGACGGCGCCAACAATGGTGCCAACCCATTGGCCGGTGGTGTAGTTGCTACTCATGCCAGCCCCTTGAAGCGATAAGCGCTGACGATGCGTTTGGCCCACATGGCGTCAAGCGTATGCTCGCAAACCTTGCCGGCGGCCTCATAGCTGTGAATGATCGTATCGCCTGCGAAAATGGCGAGGTGCTGCATTTCACGGCCAAAGCGCATGGTCAAAACGTCGCCTGGCTGGCGATCCGCAACAGGCACCAGATCAACGCACGACTGAGCAGCGATAACGGCTTCAAGCGCGCCGTTTGGGTTTCGCCCATAGCCCTTGGCGTCCATGATTTCAACGCCGCAGGCTTTGGCGACGACCACCACCAGACCGGCGCAATCGAGCGCAAGGCCAGGCACGCGGCCCTGATGGACGAACTTTGTGCCGAGGTGCCGGCGGGCTTCGGTAACGATGTCGGCGCCGGTCATTGTTCGCCCCGCTGCGAATACACACTGGATGTAGGGATGTTGCTAAACCCGCCAAAATTAATCACGTTGGCCCATTTGTCGCGACAATCTTCCAACGTCTTGCGGCATCCAGGGCGGACGATATAGGTGTCGCCAAGCTCTGGCGGGTAGTAAAACGCCTCAAAAACCGTGAAGGTGCCATCAGCGAAGGTTTTGATTTCCAGCGGCTTGAGATTGGCATTCTGGCCGGAGGTGAAATCAATGGTGCCGTACTCCCACCATCCGTCTGCCTCTGTGCGGATTGCATCGGCAAAGGTATAAGCGCCGCCTGCCGTGGTGACGCTGCCCGTTTCTGTCAGCCCGGACAAATCCTTTTTGCAGCCGGCGTACTCTGTGCCGCCGAATACCTTGGGGCATTGCGCGGTGTAGGTTTTGCCGATGGATTGATTGAGCGCGTCGATCAGCGCCATTTCTTCGATTTTGTATTTGTCGTCGACCAGCGTGGTTTTGCCGAGGATGCTGGCGATGATCGGCTCGTAATCCTCTTCTGGCGTGCGCCAGTCGACGGCGAACAGGTAGCAGCGGGTGCCATCAAAAACGCCGCTGGCGATGGTGTCTCGGTCGATACCTGACAAGCCGGCGATGCCTTCAAAATCAAAGACGGATGGCGAGGTGCCCACCCCGCTTTGCAGGCCGGTGAATTCGTAGCCCGATGACGACAGGTAAATCGCGCCATTGCTCATGGTCAGGTTGACCGGGTACTGCGTCAGCTTGATCGCGCTGCCGATGACTGGCTGGATGCGCAGGCACATGGTGCGGTAGTGGGTGTCGGCTACTTGAGGCTTCATGGGTTGATTAACTCAACCAGCATGATTTCGCCGGTTTCGGCGTAGTGCGGCGACAGCGGGGTGATGTCGATTTCGCCATCAAAGCGGCAAGGGATGTCGAAATAACAGCCACCTGTGACCACTGCCGATTCAAGCGGCGCGGGGTCGATAGTGACTTGACCGGTAGTGGTGTCGATGGTGTAGCCGTCAATCGCAGCTTCGACTTGCTCAACGCCATCGACGGCGATCAACACGGTGCCGGCAACCGGCTTGTAAATGGTGCGAGCGCCACCGCTGGTGCCGTAGACCTTGCGCATTTGATAGACGCCTGCCGAGAGGCGGGTTAGCGTCTGATCTAGGGCCGTTGGCGTGCCCGTTGCGCCATTGGTGCTGGTGTCGTCTATCGCCTGCACGCGGAAGCCTTTGAACTTGCCGTAGGCCCGGTGGTAGAGGGAGAGCAACTGTTCGTAAATGTCGCCCTTGGTTTTGGTGTAATGCACCGAGAAGCGGCGCACAGGAAACGGGTGGATCAGCTTGCGATGCTCCTGTCCGCTGGCGGTCTTGGTGACTTCGACGGCGTATTCGTCGCTGTAGCTGGCGCCAAGGCGGACGGTGACGGGCAGGCGCTCTTCGAGGAATGGGTTGTTGCTCATGCGTACCTCTGAGCGGAGCTGAGTGCGCCGAGCGCGGTACGAGCGCCGGCACCGGCTGCGCGTTTGACGTCGGATGGGGTGCCGCTGGCGACGTTGATGTTCATGACTATTGAGCTTCCACCACCGGCCATCTTGACCGGGATATTCCGGCCATCGGGCAGTGGTACGTAGGCTTCAGGCGTTGAGCCTTCGCCGAACATGGCCATTTGCGGGCTATTGGCGATGCCGCCCATGGCGTATTTGCGTAGCGGTACGGCACCGTTTTTTGTCATGATGCCGCCGTCCTCGAAAAACGTCGCTGCCCAGGATGCGGCTTGACCAAGCCAGCCCCAATCACCAGACCCGCCTGACGTGCTTGACGATCCTGATGGTGCAGCGCCCATGCTGCCAAACAGGTTCTTCATGATCGCAGCGGCAGCCGCTTCAGATGCCATGCGTTGCAGCATTTGGCCGAACTGGTCGCCCATGCTCTTGGTGCCGTTTGCGAACGGGTCAAACAAAAAATCAGCGAGCGATGATTGCAGATTGCGGGCTGCTGATTTTGCGAACTCGTCTAACTCTGTGTTGGCTTCATCGGCGGCTTTTTTGTTGAGTCCGAGGCGGGCGGTGGCGGCCTCGATGTATTTCTCTTCACTGATCGCGCCTTTTTCAAGCGCGGCAACCAACAGCAGCATGTCGTCACGCGCCTTTTCAATGCCTGCGGACTCGGTTTCGCCCAGCATGTCATTGAGGCGCTTGGTGGCGTCGGCGGCGGTTTCAGCCGCTTGGGCGGCCTCAAACTGTGCGACGGCGGTTTGCTTCCAGGTGTCCGGCATGTCAGCCCACTGCGGGGCTACCATTAGATCAAGCAAAGCGCGCTGGCTTTTTGTGAGGTCGAGCTGCGAGGCTTGTGCATCGCCGGTCAGCTTGGCGAGCGACTCCATGGCTTTGCCGTAGGCAATTGCCCCGGCGGTGGCTTCGGCGGTTTCCTTTGCGGCCTTTGATGCTTTTGGCGTGGTTCCGGTTGGCGTGCGAGCGACTTCTTTGAGGCCGCTTTTTACGCGCCCCTCGTTGCTGTAATTGCCTTCGGAGCCTTCAAGCGCCTCATCCCGTTGTAGCTTTTTGTAATAAGCGATTTGGGTTTTCAGCGTGGCAATTTTTGATTCCATCCCCGAGGTATCGATGCTGCCGCCGTCGAGCCGATTACTAGCCATCGCATCGGATTGAGCCTTAGTCATCCTTTCGAGTTCTGCGGTGGCTGTCTTGATCTTTTCTCCATTGCTGTATCCGTGCGAAGCAGATCGAGCGTAGAGCATTTCAAAGAACCCAAGCCCTGCCGATTTGGCAGCGATAAACTCAGATGCCAGCTTGTTGAGACTTGGCAGCAGTTCGCCGGCAAGCGATTTAGCAACCGTTCCGGACAACATGGATAGTTTGTCCATGTTGTCGTTAAACTCAGCCGCCTGTTTGGCCAGTTTGCCGTCAATGATGCCGCCCAGGCTTTCTGCTTCTTTGCGCATGTCGGCCAGGCCGCGCGATCCGCCATTGAGGATCGGGACCAACTTGGCGCCTGACTTGCCAAAAAGATCAACGGAGAGCGCTGTTTTACCGGCGCCATCCTGCAGCCCGGAGAACGCCTCGGCAACTTCTGCAAAGACGGCGTCGGCGCTTTTGAGTTTGCCGCTTGAGTCTGTGACCTTGATGCCGAGATCGGTGAAAAGCGCGCCGGCATCTTTTCCGCCATTGGCGGCATCCTGCATTTTGACGGACAGCTTGGTGAGCGCGTTCGTCATGTCCTCAAATTCGAGGCCATTCATTTTGCCGGCAAAATTCAGGGCGCTTAAATCTTCGACTGATACGCCGAGACGGCCAGCGGCTTCGTCCAGCTTATCCAGATCATCGATAGCGCCCTTGATCGCGGTTGTGAATCCGGCGCCGAGCAGGCCTGTTGCCAGGCCACCGGCCAGGCCGCCTGAGAAGGCCGAGAACAGCGAGTCAGATTTACTTTTCATGATGCCGAGGCCATTGGCTACCGAGGCAAATGCGGCCTGCGTTTTGTCGCTGGCTGAAATCGTAAAACCAAGGTTTTGATTGCTCACAGATTGTCCCGTATGGTCATTAGGTCGTTTATCAGCATCTCGACATCCGGCACCCCGAGCAGCGTGCTTACGGTGTCAAGACCATTCCAGTCCAGCGTGTTGCCCAACATCTTCCAGGCTCGAATGGCGATTTGAAAATCCTGCGGCGGCGGTGGTGGCGGTGGCACCGGGCGCCGGCAGATCGACAGCCAAGCCTTTAGACGTTTCCCCGTTCATCGATGCTCGCTTCGTGCGCCTTGTAGGCAGCAATTACGCCTTGAATGAGCGGTTGCCAGGTGTCCGGGTGGTCCTTGATCCATACCGCAAACACGCCAGCATCGAACGCCACCGGCTCAGGATCGCCACCGGGTAGAAGATCGGCCTCGGTGAAATCCCACCCGACGACGAATTTAGCGGCCCACTCAATATCGAGCCGCTGGCCTTCGGTTTGCGCCGATGAAACGTCCCATGGCGTTGGGCGTTGCAGGGTGACGGTGTGCTTTCCAAGCGGCAGCGCTGATTGGCGCGCCGCATGGAATTTGGCGAGATTGATTTCGCGCATGGATTAGGCAGCGTAATTGGTAAGAGCAGCTTGTAAGACGATTTTGGCCGGCGCAGTGGTGACGCCTTGTTTGCCGCCACCGGGCGACATGGTGTAGCCGACTGCGCCGTAGAACAGGATAAATGCGCCGTCAGGCCAGAGCACCTTGAATCCCTTAGCAGCGCGGATTTCGTAGGCGCGGCGCATGGCCTGCTGGGCAGCATTGGCCGGGTCCCACTGGATAAGCATGTCGTACCCAAATGCAGAGGCGCCGACGATGATTTGGGTGTCCTGGTGATCATGCACGGTGGTGCTGTCAGCGACCTTGATTTCGCCACCAGATGGGTTGCATTCCGCAACGCCAACAATGCTAGTACCTAGAGTGATTTTCTTGGCGGTACCGGAGAGGAAGGCAGAAAAATCCGTGGTGTCGATTCCGGTAGCGCCGTCCATGTCGCAGAGTTGAAATGTGTCTGTGGCGACTGAAACCACCTTGAACAGGCGGCTATTGACTTCGTGCATACCATCGCATTCGATCAGGATAACGTCGCCGTTGCTATATCCGTGCGTCGCGCTGGTGAAAACACCAGGGTCCGCCAGAGTGGCAGCAGTGATGGCCGTGCCGGCGGCGATGGCCGACTGCATGTAGAGCTTGAGGCCAGAATTGGCGTGGACTGTTGTCATTTAATGCGCTCCTAGAGGGCTATCGCCGGGTTAGTTCCGGCAATGAAATAGGTAATGGGGTAAATGATGCGGTTGTAGCCAACAGGCTTTTCAAGGCTGTCATCAACGTCTGGCTCGATACGCGGGGCATCGATCATCTTGATTAAGCCGCCAAATGTGATGTCGACCGTTGTGGCGATTTTGGTCTGCACCTCCAGCGCGATCTGGTCGAGGATGTCTTCCATATCGCCGGTATCTTTGGCGTAGGCTTCGATCACGACGTCAGCGCGGCGCTGTTCGATACGGTCATCACCAACAGAGAGCAGTTCGCCGTTATCGTCGCCAATCCAGACCTTGATAAACGGCGGGACGGCGGTGATCGGGCGGGTACGCTGGCCGAATACGGCGGCGCCAGTTGTTGCCAGGCCGGTGAGCCGGGTAGCGATGGCGTTGCGGATTTGTGTGCGGGCGTGGCTCATGATTTTTCCAGCCTCAACAGCGTCATGCCTGTGCCGTCCGGCTCAATGCCGACCACCGTGTAAGTGATCGAGCCATGAACCAGTGACGCGCCGCTGGCGACGGATACACTGGAAGGCAGCCGAAACATCGGGCCGCTGCCGGCGATCATGCCGCCGAAAGACTCGCCATATGCGTCATCGAAAATGCCGCGCGCAGACAGACCAGCGAGGGTGACATCAACCCCGAAGTCAGCAAAAAACGCGCTATCAGTGAAGCTCACTTGCTGGCCTTTTTGGCTTTGGCTGGCTTGACTTCAACCGGCGCGACATCGGTGATAGCAACGGCACGTTTGAGGCCGATGGCGTAATGCGCATCGGCGATTGGCATGTCGATGATTTCACCAACGGGCTGCGCTTTGCCGGCGAACATGAATGACTTGATGACTTGAACTTCCATTTTTTTCCCTTGGGAGTTGGCGGGGCCGAAACCCCGCCGTGTCCATTAAGTGATGGAGCCGATGACCGAGAAGGCGCCCGGAACTCGCACACCAACGTCGCAGGTGTAGAAGGCGCGGATGCCAGTGATGCCGGCGGCGAAGTTGGCGTAAGGATTGACATCAACCTCAAGCACACCCCATTCGGCCAGAATTGCCTGGCTGAAGTCACCGAAAATGGCGGTGGCAGCAGTTATGTTGTTACTTGAGTGGGCGCTGTAGCCTTCCACCACGCCGTCGAGAATGTTGCCATTCCAGAGGGTTTTGGAGTCGGTCGAAGCGATGCGGGCGCGCTGCGAGAGCAGGCCAGCAACAGCCGGGGTGGTGACGTAGCGGCAGTTGGCGGTAAGCGCGTTGGCACCGGCAACGTCCGTCTGTGCTTCGATCAGGCCAGCCAATCCAAGCGTGGTGCCGGTAACTGCGCCGACGCTGGCGGTGCCGATGATGCCCTGCGGCTGCTCGGTGCCGGTACCGGCGAAGATGGCGGCGTCGATGGCGACAGCAAGCTGTGCGGCCAGATCGCCCATGACGAAGCTGTCTGCATCCGGGGTGGATTGCAACATCAACTGGCGGGTAACTTCGGTGTAAGCGCCGAGGTTGTTCGGACGCAGTTGCAACAGGCCGATGGTCTGCTGTGACTCGGTGATAGCGGTGGATTCAGAGGCCAGCCAGTAAGCGGTGGCGCCTGCGGTTTGGCGGGTGATGTCAGCGTTGCCAACCAGACCAGACAGCGTGCGAACACCAAGCTGGGTTGCCAGCGTGCGATTGCGCAGCATGCCGATGAAGTCTTGCGGGCGCAGGTTGGTGGCGACCATGTTGCCGCCGTTGGCAGCGGTGGCGACCAACATATCGCGTTGCTGTACTTCAAGCGGGATGAAGAAGCCGCGACCTGATCCGGCACGTTCAACGCCCATGCCGCGAATCTTCTCAGCGATGGCTTGCGATGCTTCGCGCTCCAGACCAGCCTTGGACCAGTCGCCTTCGGTCATGGCACGCAATGCCTTGATGACCGAGAACTGCTTTGCTTCTTTGCCGTTCATGCCGATGTTCATATCGACCTTTTTGGACTTCTCGCCAACGTGCTTGAGCAGGTCAGCGGTGAAGTCGGCGGCGGGCTGGCCGCTGCGGATGGCAGCTTCGGCCATGGCGCGAACGTCAGCGTAGTCTTTGAATGATTCAGCAAGGGCGAGGATGTCGACCGTGCGCTTGTTGGCTTTGTCGGTGGCGGCGCGCTCAATAGCGGCAACGTCGACCGGCTGGGTGACTTGTTCAGTCATAGCTTTAATCTCCTGAATGGATGGGGTCGTGATGGGGTTGGATGCGATGCTGCGGCCCAATCCGGTCGTGGTATCGGCGGGAATGGTGACCAGGCTGTTTTCGAGAATGTTCCAACGTGTGACGACGTAGGTGGTTTTCTCTTCGGCGGCCCGTTCAAATTTTCCGGCGGCGGCATCTAGCGCGCGCCGGAAGGCGACCACATCGCCATGTGCATCTGCGTTACTGCGCGTCAACACACGGTCGAACAATTGGCCATCCAGGGTTCGTGATTTGCTGCCCGACTTTTCGATAATCTCTTGGATTTCGTAGCCGGTTGATGTCTTGGTGAGGTGTCCGCCTTGAACGAGCTTGACGGTTTTGCCGTCATCAGCGGCCCAGGCAATCGCAACGTCGCCACGCACAACGCCATCGGCATCGCAACGGACAGTGCCGGGGATGTGATGGCCGCGCAGGGCGTCCCAATCGTGGTTGTAAAGTAGCGCGCCGCCATCGTTCATGCGCGACAAGTCGACCGCTTTTTCTGAACAGTCGAGAATCTCGATACCCCACCAGCGTTCGTATGGGACATCAGAGGCAAAAGACATTTCGACTACCAGATCGTCGCCGTCTTTATGCTCGGCAGCTTTGGTGGCGGCGTTGAAACGTAAATCGCGGGTTAAACTCATGGGCAAACCTCCATGAGTGACTTTTTACGCACTTAGCTGGAAGCGGTTAAGGCACGGCGCTTCCATCGGTTTGCTGATGGCGACTTTATTTAAGGGCGCCTAGGACCATTAACAAAATCACTTCGTCGTCATCATTGCGCGGCACCGGCTGTTGTATTTCCAGCGGTGGCGGCACATAGGCCGATTGCCTTAGCCGTTTTTTAGGGCGATCCTTGACGCCACCGACTTGCGCGATGGCCTCGGCGACCGTCAGTGCAAGCAGTAGCGACATGGTTTATTCGTGATAGAGGTTAGGTGAAACAATCCACTGGAATACTTCAGTTGCCGTAGCTGTGCCGACCAGAATCTTTGCGACAACTTGAATGTATTCTCCGGGGTTGATCACAATCGGCGCCTCGAAGTCGAACTGAATGCCTGTAGCGGCTGCGCCAATCGCCGCACCAACGGGGAATGAAATAACGCCAATCGGCTGGATGCGTCGTGCCTTGACCGTGTTGTTTGCGAATGATGCAGTTTCGACTTGCGCAAGAGTAAGCGCAGTTCCACCCCATGCCACTGCCACGGCAAAGGTGCTGGCCGTGGTTGCGACCGCAGCAACGGTATTCACGCAGTCAATCTTGATGCCGCGCAGCTTCATGGTGCGAGGCGTTTGATTGACGCCGCCCAGCGGGTTTTGGTAGCTGGCGACAATTACATCCGTTGCCGATGTTGCCGGTGCGTTCATCGCGAAGATGCCGCCGAGAAAAGCACCGAGTGCCGCAGTGGTGTTAGTTGCTGCCGCTGCCGTAGGTAGCGCGGTGTTAGACCACTGCACCTGCGGAGAGCCAGCAGACCCGCCGTTAAGTTGCTGCATGCCAAGTCCGCAAGAAGCCATTTGATTGGCCCATGTGAAATTTGCGTTGATGTCCATCAGCGTTACGGAAACATCGCCAATCTTGACAATCATGTTAGGGCTTGATCCAACCAGTGCAGAGTTGTACTTTTGGATGAAAACCGGCAGCGCAGTCGTTAAAAACGGTTGGCCGTTTGCGTTTGGAATAGATGACTCACCATAAAGCGTATCGTTGATCCACCATTCAATTTCACGCTCGCCGATCACAGCAACGTATTTGGCGTTGGTGTTAAGCGGTAGGCTAGACAGGTTTGCAGCAGAGACAAGCTCCTTTTTTGTTGCTACGCCTGAGTTATAACGCATCACGCCGTACAGGCCGGCAGATGAAAGTTCAAACCAACATCCGTCTACCGGCTCAGCTGCGCCGGTTGCTACGCCAAGACCAGCAAGGAAAATTTCATTGGCAGTCGGCAGCGCGGTGAATTGGCCGGTAAATTCCACGGCAATCGGGGCCGTACCAATCAACGGAAAGTAGCGCCAGGATTGAAGGTAAGCATAGTTTCCTGAAACCGTTGATGTACCGGCTGCATTGACGTTCAAGAAACCTGCTGATTGCGTCATCGTCATCGTTGTAAATGAGTGCTTCCACAGCGATAGATTCTGAGTGGTGGCGTTGAACGTATCTGTGAAAAGGACGGTATCAAGACCAACGCGAAGGCGGAAGTCTTGAGAGACTTCGGGAGACTTCAGATAAACATCTCCAGTTACCGCGCCGTCGTCGTTTTCGCACATCATGCGAACAGAGCCGACCTGTGCCGGTGCGGTTGGTAGCGCGACCTTGATGTTTCCGTTTTCGTCGAGGTTGCTGCCGATAATATTGGTATCGAGTGCCATGATTGTCCTAGTCTTTAATCGGCCCACACGTATCGAACTTGGTACGTGCCGGAAAGTTTGTGAATGCTGGTTGCGTGAATGGTGAAGCCGACGCCGGCAGACGGTGTGCCGCAGGTTAGGCCGGCCAGTGCGTTGAAGTAACGATGATCAGATGCGCTATGGTCGACGGTGCTATCGTCAGCCATCACCCATGACTCGGCCTTGCTCGTTGCCTGAATGGTGGTTTGCCCGATGACGGCGACCGATGCTTCATTGGCACCAGCGCCAAAGTCGATTACCGCCGCGCCGGTTCCGCTGGCCATCAGGCGTCTTTCTCAATGGTGATGGTCGAGATGATTTCGCCCTTGTCATTGCGTACCACGGTGCTGTCTGTGCGGCGCGCTGGCATGTTGAGCGTGACTTCTGCCGGCTGCACGGTGGCTTCAAACTGCGCCTCGACATTGACCGGCGTCGGGTTGACTTCGATGATGTTGTTGATCGGCGTCGGGCTGACGGTGATGTTGTTTTCAATGACCGGCGGCTGGATGTTTTCAGTGCGGGTGATGTTGAGAACGGCGCCTTCAAACATCTTGCCGAGTTCGACCTTTGGCTCTGGTCGGTCTGCCATCACGCGCAGGGCGTGCATGAGTTCGTCACTCATTCGGGCGCTCTTCATATCTTCCATATCCACTGGTTCAACAACGGGCGCCGGAACTTCCGGCGGTTGTGCGGCGAGTTTCAGGCCGTATTTCTCGGCAAGCGCCTCCTCCTGTTGCAGTTCGTCGAAGATTTCTTCGATGTCGCGGCCCATTTCAGAGGCGACGCGGGTGCGGCTGGTCACACGCAAGTCGATAGCTTCCTTGGCGGTCTGGATGTCTTTGAGCGGGTCAACCCACGACCAACCCCTGAATTGCCAGGCATGCGCGGCGAATTTTGCGGCTTTGGCGACCGGCAGCGGTGATCCGTTGGCAAGTTTGATGGCGCCCTTGGCGAGTGCCAGGCGTAGCCACTCGGCAAAGATTGGCTCAAGCCAAGATTCTGCAAACCATTTGTGGCGCTTTTTCCACTCGTCGCGCGTGCTGAGAATGGCGGCGCGGATGCTTGAGAAGTTGACCGCTTCATAGTCGTTGCACAATTCCGGATAGCTGGCACCGGGCAGGCCGGATGCCATGCGTTGGTGTGCGGATTTGATGAATGGGCCAAAGACTTCATTCGGGTATTTGCTGTCCACGGTGCGGACATCAACGCCGGCAGGCAGGGTGTCATAGATGCCTGGCGAGGTGGTCATGATCTTTGCGCCGGGTTCGTCGCTTGCGTCTTGCCCGAGGTTGGGCGCTTCGCCATCCGGCGTGACGAAAAAGCCGAGGTGATCGGCACCGTGCTTGGCTGCCATCAGTGCAGATAGCGCGAATTCGCCGGCATAGTGCATTGATAGCATGCTGGCGTGCATCCATGGAATGCCGCGCTTTTGCTCGGGGCGCTGCATTACAAAGCGGTGAAGCATGGTGCGCGCTTCGACGCGGCTGACTTTGCGCGTGCCGTTGGTTTCGCCTTCTGTGAAATAGTAGGCGAGCGGCTTGCCGTAGCTGTTGATTTCAACGCCTGCGACGATGGCGTTTCCGTTATCACCGCCCGATACGTTGTACCAGGTGGCGAGGCGGTCGATGTCGAGCAGTTGCAGGGCAAAGCCAAATTCGTTGTCAGCGCCGGGATGCAGGGCAACAAGGCATTCACCATCGCGGGCGGTGCCGCGGGCGAGCGCCTGGCAGAAGCCGGTGAACGAGTATTGGCCGGATACTTCGCAAACGCCACGCGTTCCCCAGGCGTCCCAAGCAGCAATGATAGCGTTACGGGCGCCGGTATCGGGATTGCCGGGTGCGTTGTCGGCCAGCGAAACGAGGCGCGGGGCGCGGTCTCCGATGATGTTGGTTTCTACAATGTCGAGGTAGTTGCGGGCGTAGTCGTTGTTGTTTTCAAGACTACGGGCGCGATGGCGCAGGGCGTCGAGGTCGCTGCGCAGTTCGTCATCAATGCGCTCGGCAGTAACGCGCCATGAGCTTGTCAGGCGGTTGAGTTGCGCGGCGGCAAATGATTTTTGCTGAATGCTGGCGAGTTCACGGCGCGCCTTGGCTTCGCGCTCATGCTTTTGGCGGGCGGAAAACTCGGTAAGAATAGTGCTGCCCTTGAATTGCGCGACGGGTTGGACGGCCATTTAGTACCTCAGATAAACGCGCCCGGATTGACCGGACTGGCGGCGCACTTCATTCTTGAATTGGTCGCGCAGCTTGAGCAGGTCGGTGATCGGGATGTATTTCATGCGGCGCCCGGCGATTTCGTACTCGGCGACGCCTTGATCGTGGTTTTCGATCCACGCTTCAAGCGCGGCCAGGGTTTTTTGCGCAAAGCTGCGAGCGTCCAGCGTGGTGGCAGCGGCAAAGCTGGCGATGACGGTGATGGTGCCGGTGCGAATGGTGACGGCATCGGTGCCGTCGCTGGCGACGCATTGCCATGCGTAGTCGCCTGCGGCATAGAGCGCGGTGACAGCGGGCAGAACATGCACGGCATGACTGTCACCGCTGGCAGTGCTGGCGATGCTGAACTTGCCGGCGACGTTGATGAAGGTATAGGTTAGCGCCCAGCCAGCGCCAGCCGGATAGTCGGGGTCGCTGATCGTCCAGATGGCGGAATCACCCGCGCGAATGCTGGTTGGTTCGGTGTTGGATTGGGCGGTCATGCTGACGTTTTACGGGTTTAGCTGGAAGCGGTTAAGGCATCCGGCTTCCAGTCATCGGCACGGTGGAAACGATTTGATTGACGCGCCGATGGCTGACGCCGATACGCTCGGCAATCTCCCGCGTACTTAGGCCGGATCGCAAACACTCAAAGATTTGCTCGGTGCGCTCTTGGTGGCGAAGAGCGGCGGCTGAGTAGAGATAATGGCGGTCTTTGCCCTTATCAAGCCTGACGATGGTATTGATGACCGCGCGCTTTTCAGGCGTGACGGACTCGGGGCCAAGGACTTCGGTGGTGATTTGCAGGATGTAGTCGAGGATGTCCATTTACCAGCCTATTGATTTTGGGGTGGGGAATGCGGTGCGGGGGTTTTTGACTGCCGGCGGGGTCTGTGCCTGCGTGATGGCCGGCGTGACGGCGGGGATTTCATCCGGCTCAAGCATGGCGGCGCGGCGCTTCCAGTCGGCTGCCTTCCATTTGTGCAGGTAGAGTTCCGGGTGGTGGCTGGCGGCGATGGCGTAAACGTGCGTATCCAGCACCTCGTTGCGTTTGCCTTTTTTGAGTTCCCATCGGTTTTTGCGCGGGTTGAAGGTTTCCGAAACCTGTTGATCGTAGAACCACGGCTCAAGCTCTTGCGAGTAATGCACCTTGCGCTCGCCGGGGTCTTTGTCGTTATCGCCGTTGATGCGGTTGTAAATCCAGTGCTTCGCGGTGTCGGCGCCGACGGTGTAAAGCGCGACTCCTTTTTTGATGGTTTGGCCGCGCCAGTTGACGTCTTGGTGCGATGGCTTGCCGAGGATGACGCGACCGGTGGTGCTGGCGCCCTTGATGGCGATCAGCCGGCGGGCTTTGGCGCGTCGAACGTAGGCATAGACGGCGTGGGTGTGGTGACCGCCGGTGTCGATAGCGCTGGCTTCGATGCATAAGGCGCGCCCGTAGTCGTTGGTGAATTCTGCCGTCAGGTATTCATCCAGCGCATCCCACACGCGCCCTTCGGCTGGGTTGCCGTGGATAACGTGGTAATCAATCGTCCATTCCTTCTCGCCTGCGCCCCATCCCATGATGCGGACTTCGAGGCGGTCGTCTTGGGTGTCGATGCCGGCGGTGAGGACCAGGGCGCCGCGTGGCACATGGCGCAGCGGGTAGGGTTCGGCGCGGGCGGCGAGCAGGTTGGGTTTGACTTCGTGCGAACGGTCGGCCCAGGTTTCGCCGAGGCGGGTATTTACAAAGCGCATCAGCTTTGCGGGGTCGTCTTGCGCTTCGATCCATTCTTCGGCCAGTTCCACCCACGACAGGCCGAGGCCGATTGGCGAATAGATGGCGCTGATGTGGTAGCTGCGCCATGGGGCTTCGTGATTTTCGGCGATCCAGCGCCCGCCGGTTAGCATCGCCGGTTTGTGGTGTTCTTCGATTTCGGCGCCGCATTCTTCGCAGATATAGGCGGCGCGGGTAACGCGCTGGCCGGCTTTTTGCCAGCGGACGTTGGCCCACTTGAGATGCTGCCGTTCGCCGCAGCGCGGGCATGGAACGTAAAAGCGGCGGCGGTCGCCAAGTTCGAATTGCTCCTCGATGCGGCTGGCGTCTTTCATGGTCGGGCTGCTGACGACGAACAGCTTGCGGTCGTGAAAGGTGGTGAGGCGCACTTCGAGCAGGCCGAGCGGGTCGCCTTGCAGCGTTGACCAGTCGTATTCGTCGATTTCGTCGGCGATGGCGTAGCGTAGCGAGGTGCTTTTTAGCTCGGAGGTCGAGCCGGCGGTTTTGAAGTAAAGAATGCCGCCGGTAAAGCGTTTGCGCTGGGCGTTGTTGTCGCTGGAGCGGTTGCTGCGCTGGGCCATGACGGCGGCGATGCAGGGCGTCTCGCGGCTCATCGGGTCAAACTTTTGCGAGGACCAATCTTGCAGCGACTTTTCTGTGGGCATGACGACGGCGACCGGGCCTTTGGCGTGCGCCATGATGTAGCCGAGCCAGTTGGATCCTGCCTCAGTGCCGCCGACCTGCGATGATTTCATGAATACCACCTTGCGCTCGGTGGATTCTTCCGAGAGGGCATCCATGATTTCGCGCAGGTACGGCGTGCGGGAGGTTTTCCACGCCCCGGCCTCGGCGCTGCCTTCACCGGACAGCACCCGATTAGCGTCGGCCCACTCGGAAACGGTGAGCGTGGCTTTCGGGCGCACGGCACGGCGGGCGGCGCGGTAGGCTAGGAGGTGGGCGGGGGTCATTTGTCGGCGTAGTCTTTGAAAACTATGCGCTGCATGTCTTTTAGGTGGCGCTCAGTTGCCGAAAGCTGGCCGGCGCTGCCTTGCCCTTGCGTTGGTCGAATTCCGCACGTCCACAATTCGTCCATTAACTCCTGTGCTGCGTCGCCTTCAATGGTCATCGTTGGGTTGATTATTTCGCCTTCCGATAGCCTTTTAAAAACCACGTCCGTGGCAATGGCCATGCCGCCTTTTACTTTGTCAATCAACAGAATTTCGACTTTGTTTAGCCATGGGTTTTTTCTTGCGTTGATACGAAAATTATTCATTCTTCACTCCCCATCTGATTCAAGCGTTTCGTAAATTCGCGCTCCATGTCGGCGAGCGCGGCGTGGACTTCTTGTTTGAGCGTGGCGCGGATGCCGTCGAGGTCTTTGCCGACGAGTTCCGGGGCGGTGCGGTGCGGCAGGTTTTCGAGAGCCTGGCGAATGACGCTGGTGACGTCTTCAATGGCTGCCGAGGCGTCGGCCTTTTCGATCAGCTTGCCGATGGCACGCTCGTATTCCATCTTTGCGCTGAGTGCGTCGTATTTCATGCGCTCCGACTTCAGTTCGCGCTCAGTTTTTGACGCAAATTCATCGTTGACCGTAACCTTTTGGCCTGTGCGCTCTTCCTCGCACCTTTCTTTTACATCTTCTCTATTTGGGTCGGACGTATCGAAAATTCTCGCGCGGGATGCCTCAACGTCAACAAGCTCTCCAACCATAACCAGACGGTCAGCTTTTTTTAATTGCGTGACGTATGATCTGTGCCGATTTTGCATTCTGGCGAATTCTGCTTGGGTTACGGCGGTCATTTGGCCGTCCTGAGTGCGTCGGCGAGGGCTTTGTCAAAGTTTGCCGGCCATACCTTGACGGCGACGGCCTTGGCTTTGCCTTGAAAGTCGAAGCGCGGGCGGTATTTGGCGACGGTTTGCGGGAATAGGATCAACGGGATAAGCGCGCCGTTGGCGACTTTGTAAATGCCGCGCGGCCAGTTTTTGCCAGCGTTGTCGGTGGGGTCGCCGTAGAAAAGTTCGACCTTTGCCGATACTTTGACTTTTCGGCTGGTGGCTTTCTTCAATCCTTGCTCTTTGCGGGCGACGGCGACAAGTTGGGCTATGATGCCGCGCGGGATGTTGCCGTATTCGTTTAGCTTGATGGCGGCGGGCAGTTTGAGGCCGGCTTTGCCAGGGTCGCGGGTGCCGCCGGCGATCTGGTATTCCATATATTTGGCTTGCGCGGCCATGAAGCCGATGGTGGTTTCGAGTTTGGCTTTGTTGGCGTAGGCGAGAACGCGCACGCCGCGCTTGGTGAAGGCGGTCGGGCGATCCAGTGCGCGCTCGATTTCTTCGGGCATGGCGGCGGCGATGTCTTTGCCGGTTTGGTTGAGTGCTTTGCTGGCGGCGAAGGCGACTTGCCGGCCCATTCCAGTTAGCTGCGCTTTGACGGCTTCCAGCCCTTTGACGTCGACGGTGATTTTCATCGCCCTGCCCTTTCCCGCTTTTCGTGGTCTTGCAGACAATCACGCCAGGCTTCGCAGGCGGCGCCGCGATTGCTGCCCTTGGCGTAGTCGCCGCCGGTGCAAATTTCGCCAACGTAGTCGCGCGCCGGTTGGTTGCGGGCGATAGCCAGGCATAGGGCGCGGTCTTGTTGTTCGCGCTCTTGGCCGCGTTCGATGTCGTCCATTATTTTTTACCTT